CCGAGAATCCGATTCGACGCGCTTCCTCGACTAAGGCGAGCGCACGCGGTCCGTATATTCGAATATCCGCGGCCTTCGATTGAAGATGAGCGCTTTTCGGATATCCGCCCTCGCGTTTGTTATGTTCCTCGCATCGTGCGCCTGACGTAATCGGAAGAGGTCCGAGTTTATCGCGCAATTGTTGAAGCATTCGCATAAACTCGTCGTCCATATGCGAAAGACCGCAACCGCATTTGCATTGCATTTCGGCGCGTGAAAAGTTAGGCGTGATCATGTCAAGCATGAGCGCCCCCGCCGTAGCGATAAATGTTCGTCGTAATATAAGCGCAACCGAATCACAATTTTCCCGCCATCGACTTTTCATACTCGGCGAGGATCTTGTCGTCGAGGTCGTTTTCAGTCGATTTGACGAGTTTTTCAAGGAGCAAAAAAACTACTTTGATTAGTAGTTTTTCGCTCAAAAAAGATAGCGCCATGGTTTTGACGGTTCCCGCGATTACGGGTGCGAGTGTTGCGATCATTACTTCCTTAGATTTGCAAAAATAAAATCTTTTTGCGATTCAAGTTCGCGTTCAATGTTATCAAGACGCGCCGACACGTTTGAAATATCGGATGCCATTTTGACGGTCGCATCTTGCGTCCTAATAATAAGAGACTCGAATTTTTCTTGATTCAATTGACGCTCGCCTTTTGCGGATTTGCCCTCGTAATGTATATAGTAACCAAGCACGATAAGCATCCCGCATAGTACCATTTCAAGCAAACTTGCTTGCGTGAATAAAACGTCTGCAAATCGATTTGGGATATCCGTGATATCCGTTTGCGCGGGCATGTGGTGATCCATTTAAGGCTTGGGATTATCAGCTTTTACTTTAGCAATCGCATCTTTCCATGTTGTCGTCCCATTAACTGAATCCCAATATTGCATGTCTAGCTGGTCTTGTATGCTTGGATATTTGGATGAACGATCACGGATATATTGAGTAGCAGAAACTTTTTGCTCTATTTCGTTCAGAGTTGGTTTTTTTATATTTTCTTCTAACCACTCTAAATCTTTTAATTCATTACCTCTTAGGATGTATTTTGCACCTGGAAATGCATAACCAATTTTTTCGTATAGTTCCATCATGATTTTATATAAAAAAGTTGTATTTGAGTTGGGTTCACAAAATCACTATCTGAGTTCCCTCTTATAACAATGCGACCCGCCCCATGAACTGCATTTAACATATATGTATTATTTCCTGTAGTAGAAGGAGAAACAATATGGCAAAAAGTTGCGACTCCACCTTGAGCAAAATTATTAGCACTTGCCTCATACTGAACAATTGCTCTGCACAATTCGGTATCAGAATTTGTCTGGTCTAGAATTCGCAAATAATTGAAAGTATTAGTCACCGAGCTATTGCCATCTAATCTGTAAGTTATATGAGCAAGTATTAAAATTTTATCAGCGGTTGAATCAGCAGAAATAGTAGCAGATACGATGTCACTGTTATTAGCAACTACAGAAATGGTTGATCCTGTATATGTTGCACTTATGGGATCTTTTATAAAATGACCATCAGGGAAAATCGCATTTGACCCTAACTGAATAACCGGATTATTTTCTGAAAAAGTTACCCTACCAGTCGAATCAGCAATTGAAATACCCGAGGTCCCGTCGTTCGCTTTTAAATTTGTTGTTTTTACGTTTGTCGCTTTTAATCCACCTGAACTCGTAACCTCGCCCGTAGAATCCGCGACCTCTAATCCTGCGGTCCCGTCGTTTGCTTTTAAGTTTGTCGCTTTTACGGTTGTTGTTTTTACGTCTCCGATGACTTCAACATCACCCGAATTCGTCACCTCGATTTTCCGCGATCCCGTATTGTTCTGAATGATAACGTCGTTTCCGCTATCACCTTTGATTATTCGATCCGCCATTAGATTACCTCACAAACTGAAAAATTTACGTTTTGAAAAGACCCGTCAATCGTTGCGCTTTGCATTTCAGGCGCGTCTAACAAGTAACAAAATCCACTATATTCTTGCGCTTCGCTTTGTGCCGTTGGCATCCCCTGAAGCGCAGCAATTGGGAAAGGTTTTGAACGGAAAGCGTAATAAAATTCGAAAAGATTATTTGCTTGCGCGATTGGCAAAACCGCATCGATGGTGAATTGCTTCGCGACGTTTTTAGGCGTTTGACGATATCCTCCATTAATAAGCGGTTTACGTATTGAGAAATCTTTGAGTGCCTTAGAAAATCCAATCTGAGGATTTTCTAGGCTTATACAAGCGGAAGCGCGAACGATCCCAACGCGAACCGGATTTTTGATCGCGGTAATCGTTCCATCTGTTACCGTTGCCGAAAGCGTTACATCCGCGTTTCCCGTACCTTGCCCAACGATTTTTGTGACTTGATAATCGACCCCGCCAATCGTGACTAACGAACCGACGCGCACGTTTCCATGGCTAATGCAATTCACAACCGAGTCAGAAGAATCATCAAAACGTCCAGTCGCGCCGCTTGATTGATTCCATTTTGCAATCGGGTTTCCTTCAATCGGTGAGTCTTTGAGATCGTCTTGAGATTCTAAAACAATTTTAACGGTTCCTGCTCCCAACGCAGACCCGTTGAAATTGTTTTGAATCGAGCTTTCTGATGATCCTAAACCTAGCTCAAGAACGACCTCTTCCTCACTACCATCGCCGATCGTGAGATTTGCTTGAAGCTCAAGCGTATTTGGTGCGCCCGTCAATGAATCGCTTAACGTCGTGTCGCTTGTCAACGGTGACGTTAAAACCGTACCCGTGAAACCCGTAATTGTAAACGGATCGAGCGAGCATGGGATTTGATTGTCATTATTGCGTCCGAGTATTTTGAGCGATGAAAATTTCGTTGTATTCAAGACTTCGCTATAGGTCAGCGAGTTATCAGAATCGATGATCTCGATGACCGCGTTATCTGCCATTAATCCTGAAACAAATACCGCTTGAACGCCTGCGCTTATGGTCGCAGAAATAGTCGCACTCGCCGAGTTCGCCATGAATACGTTTTGCGGAATATCGTTTGATACATTCGAAACCCCAAAGCTCGAAGAAAACTGAGCGCCAGATGAAACGGAAACCGCGGTGATTTTATCGTCGTGTAATATTTTCATTCTTGGACATACGGCGTGAGCGTTGCGTCGCCTTCGATGGTTGTCGTTAGATCGTTAAAATTCCACTCGATTGATCGGATGATCATATCGACGTTTACGAATTCATCGCGTCGGTTAAAAACGACACGATCTCCTGGTCGCCATTCGTCGTGTACATCGTCGATTTCAACACTTAAAGTCGGCTTATCATAAAAGGCCTTCATTGCGTTTAAAAAATTCGTCAGGTTCGTTTGTTGCGATGGGTTTGTGATCAGCGCATCAAAAGCAACCTCTTTGCCCGTTGCGTTGAGAAAAAGCGTTGATCGGCCTTTGGTTTCTACAAGTTCGGTTCCCTGCCAGCGGTAATATTCAAAATTTCCTTTAATACTTTTGATTTCTTCCGGTCCGCGGATAACTAAACTGAGAATATCGTTTTCGGAAACCGTGTTGTAAAACGCTGAACTTGAAGCTGGCGCGTTTGCTTTATCAATTAAAAATAATGTTCGATTTCCGTTTGTCTGCGATGGAAGAATAAAAAACTGATAATTAGAGGCGAAGCTTACAAGGCGCAACGCTTCAAGCGTTGTGATGATTCCTTTGTCCCATACAAACGATAGGTTCGGCGGAGACGGTGCTTTGTTTGTGTCAATTGTGTCGGTTTCTAAAATATAAAATTTATCGTTTGTCAATCTTGGGATATGAGTATCCGCCGGTGAGCTTATATATGCCATTGTTTCCGCAAATTCTGCAATGGTTCGACCCGCGGTTGCGCGGTTTGTTCCACTTGATAAAAATCGATTTTTAACGCCCGTTGCCGAAAATGAATATTGTGTCCCGTCCGCGTAATCGTTTGTCGATTGATATGCTCCAAGTTGAGCATCTGCGCTTCCATCGTCAGAAGCGTTTGCATCGTATCGAACCGATCCAGTCGAAGCCCACGTTGACGCGTTTGAATTCACTTTAATCGTAGGCGTTACACTAGAAACAGAATTAAAGAAATATAAAGCAGCTTGAACCGCTGATCCGCTTATCGCATCCCATGATCCTACGTCTGAATCATCGCGTTCGACTTTCCAATCGACAACATCACCCCATATAAAACCCGAAACAAGATCGCTTGAGGTTCCGCTAATTCCTTCCTGCGTTGTATTCCAGACCGGACCGGAATCGGTCGGTCTGATACTTTTGACGTTACATCGGATGGATCCTGCATCTATCGCTTGGATATATAGCTGACCTTCGAACAAGTTGTATGCGGTTTGATATTTAATACCGATATAATACGGACCCGTGTCGCTTAAAATTTTAGTGTAGTTCAATTGCCCGAATGGATGATCCGCGTTGTTTGGTTCGTTTGATAGAACGATGGATGCGCCACTCATTTCGATTTGACCTGATCCTGAATCTTGAAGCTTGAGATTAGGTGCTTTCTGAATAAATCCGTGATAATATTCGCCGTTCGCTCCGATATGCGAATGGTCTGAAACGTAAAATTTTGCATTCGTTCCAGCGGGATCGCTATCTGTGGGCGTAATCATTTCGATCTCAACTTCAAGCGAAGGCATTTTGCGTATATTGTCTAGATTCTAAGGCCGCAAATTCACCAAACTGTTGAGCGCGTTCGACGACTTCGACTCGCAAATCTGACATCGCCTGATCGATTTTGCGCCCCGTCCCGTCATAGATGTTAATCATCACGCCTTGTCCGAGGTTTCGGTTTGGCGTGACGTTACCTCCGTACTGGCCCATAGTGAGTAACTCAGGACCGCGCTCTCCCACGAGGTAGGTCTCGCCTGGACGAACATCGCCCCCCGCTTGTCGTTCAGGATAGTTTTGCGATGCGATTTTGCCGACGTTTGCAATCGCTAAAGCGTAAATTGTACCCGCGGCAACAGGGCCAAATACGCCCAATTGTGCGAAAGCTTTTGACGCGGCTTCCGCGGCATTGATAGTTACATTCGCAATCGCCGCGGCTTTATTTAAGTTAAAGAGTTCGCGTGATTCATTAGCGAGAGTCGAAGTCATCCCCGCAATCGTGGAAATAGTCGATTTTGCGACTTCACGTGTAAGCGCTTTGTCAGCTTCCGCTTCGCGTCTTTTTGCTTCTTCTCTTTCTTTTAAATCTTGAATAAGAGCAAGCATTGACTCGGCCCTTAAACGCTTTTCATTTTCCTGGGCTTCCGCTTCTAATCGATTACGTTCTTCAATATGTTCGCGAAGTTTAGCCGCAGACTCGTCCATCATGGACATTCCTTGACCCAATAACATAAGTTGATGCGCTTTTTTGGCGTTCTCGTTTTCGGTCGCGATTGCTTTATCGTTTTCGGCTTGAGTTAATTTTTTTATTTCTTCTCTAGCCCTTGCGGTCGCTATTGCTTGTTTATTTTGCGCGTCTATTTGGCTTTGAATGTTTTTTCTTTGTTCCGCGAGCGCATCTATTTCTGATTGTATAGCTTTGAGCTTCATCCCTATTGAAACCGCAGATTCACGCGCCGATAGTAGCGAAAATCCTTCCTCTTTTGTTGTTTCCTTTAAGGCATCGCGTTGACGAACCAATTCGTTTATGTTCGCTTGTATGGCTCGTTTTTGCTCTTCAAGTGGTAAAGTATTATTTTCAATCGACTCAAAAAACGGATCGAGTCCTCTATTCACCAATTCGACCAATGGCGTGAGTAATCCCTGCGCCGACCTTTTAAGAATATTTAAACGGTCATTGAATTGTTCAGATGCGCTGATCGATCTATCCGTTATGACTCCGTTTACCGATTCGAGTTGATTCCCAAACGCGTCAAGTGCTCCGCTTCCTTGCTGAAGCAGATTAACTAGTTTCACGCCTTCGGAATCGAATAACTTGAATGCGAGTCTTACTTTTTCCGCTTGGCTTTCCGTCCCTTGAAACCCGTCTGCGACTTCTTTTAAAAGCGAAATATTATCTTTGAGCGTTCCATCGGCTCGCGTGATCGAGATTCCCAACGCGTCGAACGCTTGTTGAGCTGGTCCGGTCCCGTCTTTTGCGGAATCCGCGGCGCGTCTTGTAAATCGTTGGAGCGCCATTTCCAGCGTACCGACTTCGATTCCGCTTTGCTCTGCCGCAAATCCAAGCTTTTGCAAGTCCTCAGCGCTGATCCCCAAACGCGCTGAAGTTTTTCCGAGTCGATCCGAAACATCTGCTAGAGTCTTAACCAATCCGCCAAGCGCCGCCGATCCGATTACGCCAACGACTGCGGTTTGAAGCGATCCGACGGATCGTTGCATCGTGCGCATCGATTTATTGACGGAAGCAAATGCTGCTCTCGTTTTATCGATTCCTCGGATTTCGACTGTTGTCGCTACGCTCACGTTTTGCTTTCAAATTAAAATATGCGATCCAGCCCTTTAACTCGTCTTCGGAAATCTCAAGGATTTCCGAGACGGTTTTTTTTAGCGCTTCCGCTAATTGGAAGAGAACAAACAGTTCTGAATCGCTATTCAGTTTTTTTCAATCTCGTCTATCGAAGGAGAGATTTCATTCATCCGCTTTGAGATCCATTCCAAGACCTCGCCGTCAGTTTCGTCAACTAATTGATCAAGTTGATTCATCTGGAAAATCGGCTTCCCGTCTTTATCTCTAGCGCGGAATATGATCTGAGACGCGGTCGCTTTGTCGAATTCCTCTTTCATATAATGCTTAAGAACAATCGATTTCTGCGATAAGCGCATCGAAGACCGAAAATAAATGGTTATTGGTTTCCCGCTTTCGTCAGTCCATTGCGGAACCTCAAGCGAATACAATTCGCCTGAGAGACTCGCTTTGAAATGATTCTTTGCGGCTTTTAATACGTCCATCCTTACGCGTTATTAAGGGTGAGCGTTCCCGTTCCCTGGAAAGTAAACGAAAACCCAATCGGACTATTCAGGGAAGACGTAATCGAGAAACCTGTGATTACAATACTTCCCGAATAAAAATCGCCTGCCGAAGTCCCAACTGGATAAAGCTTAATGAAAAAAGTCGTGTCCCCTGCCGCGAGTGCGGTTTGGATTGACTCCATCGAAGTATCATCGTCGTTCCATAGTGCATCCGCACTCCCTGAAAACGATGTTTGTCCAGGTATAAAAGTTTTTGCCAACGATGTACCCATCGCGCTTGTCTCAATCGTGTCCGCCGCTTGTTCTAGCGTCCAAGATTGAAGCGAGGCTATCGCTGAGTATGTTGAATCATCCGGTGACGTTTGGAGAACGCCACCATTTCCGCTTGATGCCGCCATAATGATTTTCCTTTCGAATTAAAGCGCCGCGTCTGGCGCGTTCTCCGCGTTCTGATACACCACCGTGTAAGAATGCGCGATTTTCCCGATTCCGGTCTTTCCGTCACCGGATAAAGTAATCTCAACGCCTGACAAATAAGAGTCCTGCGCGAGGTTATTGATTTTTATATCCCCCGACATTGCGACCTCGACCTCTTTTCCAATTGCGTCCATCGTGTCATCGATGTTCGATGATGCGCTGGCGTAGCCTTCGATGATCAAAGTCAGATCGCGACTCACGTTTCTGGTCCCGCCCATCGATTGAATGCCGACTGATTCCTCTTGCGTATAGACGCAAAGCCCAGGAAGTCCCGCGGATTCCATCGGATAAATGCGCGACTGAAATACGTTCGATCCGGTCGTCGATAATCCCGTCAACGTCGTTGCGACTCGTTCGCGGATTTGCCGTCGTAAGTGATTCGCCATTTAAGTTCTAAGTCTTAAATTCGTCATTCCTTCGCCGTCGGGCTGGACTTCAACGATTGTGTAAGTCGTACCCGAAATCGCGATTGTGTCGCCTTGAGCCACGTTATTAACATCGCTGGATCGAACAATGGCGACGGGAGTCGAAGTCTCGACCCCGACCTCGCCGCCTACGTCTTCGAGTGAATATTCATTTTTCAAGAGTGCGGTAATCGTCGACGATGATCCTGCGCTTGTATCCGTGAATGTCGCATCTGAAATACCGAAATCCTGCAATAATTCCAAACGCATTTCATCGTCTTCGACTGCCATTACTCTTTTTTCCGTTTCTTCGGTTTCGTTTCAGACTTCTCCAAACCGATTGATCGATTTGAATCGGCCTTAACCGCTTTTTTCATTGCGAGTAAAGCGCTTGCGTCCTCATCCGCTAGGTCATGAGTTGACCCAGCGGTAAGGTGTTCGCCCTTTACCGCGCAATCGCTAAGAATTGCGACTTTCATTATGTAGTCGTTACATCCAAGCAAGCAGCGAAACTCTGAGCGTGACGGACCGCGACATCGACCTCTTGATGTACAACGATTCGAACGCTTCCGCTTGCGGAATTGGTGTAAGGATCGATCAAAACATCGGGACCACCTCCGAAAACGCCTAACATAAGTTGGGAAAAGTCCCCAAAGATCACAGCAGAACAAGATCCTGATGTTGATCCTTTGGTGAGGTCAGAAGGCACGTTGGTCGTAATTGCGATATCGTATCCATACAAGTTATTGTAAGGATCGTTCAGAATCATATGGGAATCGGTCGAAGCAACGCGAACCGTGTTCGCCATTTTTGACTTAACCTTTGGATTCGTCAGAAAAGCCAACGTATCGCCATTGATTGCGGCGTTATCAACTTCGACTTCCTTCACCAAATTAGTGACCATCGCCCAAGTTGGAGCGCCGCCATTTGTGCCGATGGCTACTGAACCGATACCAGTTTGTTGAGTGATACCATCGGGTTCATTTGATGCGCCGCCCTCGATCGCTACGTCCTCAATCTTATTCGCTACCGCGGCGAGAAGATCGTCGCGCACGATTTGCTCGATGCTAGGATCAGACTCAAGGAGAAGCAAACGCGATACATCGGTGCGAGCGCCAAGCGTTCGACCTACCATTGTGATTTGCGCCGTGGTTTGAGTTTGATCGGATACGCTTCCAGACTCCGCAACGAATGCTGCGGCGGCTCCAGCGCTAATCTTCGGGATTTGAATTTTAGTATTCAATCCCGACATGATGCGCATTCCCAATCCTGGAAGAACCATTCGGGCGCGTAATGCGGTCACGAACTCATCGGCAAGCTGAACGCTAGGAGCAAAGAATCCGCCACTGGCGTTTGTGCCGACGGTAAGTTCTCGCTTCATCGCAGGGTCGTAGTCTCTCCAAGCGAAATCGGGAATATAAAACCCTTGAGGTTGCTTGCCACGCTTCAGCGCGACTTCTTGATTCATTTCGGCTTCGAATCCAGCGCCTGACCAATCACCACGACTCGCGGCGTTCAAAGCTCTTAACAAGCTATAAGTCCGCTTTTCTTCAACGGGCTTTTGAACGGGTTCTGCGGCTGAATCAAGCGGCTTGCTTTCGATATGCTCAAGAAGAATTCCGCGGAACTCTTCGAGAGATGTATTTCGTCCAATTGCTTCCTCGCCGAGATCACGCTTATTGTGGCGAGCGGCGAGCGCTAATATTTCTTTATTTGTCTTTGACCGTTCCGCCAAAGCCTTTTCAATATCGCGAGCGCTAACTTGCTCGACTGCTTCTTGATTTTCCATCTTTGAAACTTCCTGTTTTGATGGTTCTTGTATTACTTTCGCTCGATTCACTCCAACGCTAGTATCGGCTGGAACCGAAACGACTGATATTTCCATGATCCGCGTCGATACGCGGTAAACTGAACGCCCTTCAATTTTCTCGTCCTGTTCTTCCATAGACTTTATGGAGTAACCAATCGAGATGTTAGAGAGGATACCGTTTCGGATTTGCTCAAGCGTTTCGCGTTGCAATTGGGTTGACGTACCCAATCGAATGACCGCACGACTTTTCAAATCGCCGTCGCGTTTGACGCTTTCTACAACTCCTAAAACTCGCTCCGCATCATGCATAAACAAGACGGGAGCGCGACCGGATTCAAGAAAGGATGTATCCATCCTATCTTGATCAATTATTTCGTAACCAAATTCGCGCAAAACGGGTTCCTCGCTTACAAAAGCGACGTTAAAACGCGTCTTTTCTTTTTTATCTTTTCGAAGTTTGACTGACCGATATAGAATTGTAGAAGCGGATCGCTCATCATCTTCGTCATAATGATAAGCGTTTTCCATTTCCATCAAGTCCTCGTGATTATCAATCGCGAATTGTTCGGCATCTTCTTTTTCGTCAAAGGTCGCGACAAGATTTCCATCTACGTGATAAACCCCGAATTTGCCATCTTCCATTTCTTGAACATGGCTTTTGGGGTCCATCGTATGCGGTCCCATTTCGTCCTGTTTTATTTCTAATTGATTCATATTTTTCTCGCCTTTACTGCTCAAAGGATGCGCTTCTGGTAGAAGATCGGTGTCATGCTTGCCACCTCGGAAGCGTAAGTTTCTCAAAACATACAGAAATGAATTAACGCGGGCATATGCCCAAGATTCTGCGTTGCCGATATTTGGACGTACGCTGGACGGATTCGTTTTGTAGGCGGCAACGCCGCGCTCGAACACGGTTTCAAGCGTCCTCAAAGTCGTACGTTTCCGCGGGTCGTCGCCTACTTTCTCACGATGTTCTTCCAGTTTATTTTCAAGCGCTTTCTTAATTGCTTGATTTTGTATCTGCCTTTGTTGCGGTTCGATTGCGGGTTTTAATCTGGAAAGAGGAAACGCGACAACTCGATCCGTTTCCTCATAATTTCCATTCATCAAAACATAAACCCGAATACGTGCGACCGGATCATCGATGGTCGCTTCAATTGTTTCTTGCCCGACTTGCGTTTCGCCCTCGGTCCGGATTGATACAATCCGACCGAGAAACATACCTTTTGCGGTTCGCCAGTTGACAAAATCGCCAACTTGAAAACCTGAATATTCTTGACGTTGGCGTTCATCAATCTTTTCCATTTGCTTGACTTTACGCTCCGCAAAATCGCGTCCCTCGAGATATCCCCAAAGCATTGACGCAATCAATCCAGCCCCTGGATATCCCTCGGCGGATTCGTTGCCGAGTTGATTTTTCGGAACTTTAAGATCAACTGCATGGCGAGCATGGAAAGATCGCATCCGCTTAACTACGTCAGGCGATAATTCTTCACGCTTGACAAGCTGATTTGCGCGTATTGCTCCGATTCGAGTTCCACCGCGTCCAAACTCTTGCCGCCATTCAAGACCCTTACGCGCTCGATCTGCCATTGCTTGCGTAGGAGTCAAATCGATTTCTTCTCCCTTATAAATCATCGGTATCCGGTGTCGCAGGGAGTTTCGGCCCCAACGGAAGCAAGTTCATATCGATTCCAAACTTTTCTGCGAGTTTGAGATCCGCTTGTATCTGAGAGAAAACTGCTTCCGCATCGCGTCCGAAATGACTTTGAATATCGCTTGGAGAATAAATCCCGTTCTGCATTCCCTCGACAAACGCTTTTATTTCTTTTTGCGGATCGATTGGAGAAAAGCCCCGCCCCTTGAAATGGGCGGCGCTTGCAAATTTATCGAATCTATTATCAGGAAAAGGTAAAACTCCTTTGGCGATTCCAATCGATAACCACTCGCGGAAAATCGGTTCCGCGAAATGTTGGATCATGAATTTTTGAAAGGTTCGGAAATGATCACGTTCCTCGGTTGCGCCCTGACGAATTGATGAATAAGAAACGCCCTCGAGATTATTGGAAAGCGAAACGTATGAGATCCCCAAACCGGACGCGATAGCTCGCAAAACTGCTTTGTGGAAATCGGCAAAGGCTGTCATCGGATGATCTGGACTCCAAGGCTGAATCTCGGTTCCAGGTTTTAATTGAGTAATCGATCCAGGTTCAACGTCCATGATGGGCGCAAGATCGGCGTAATCGTCACCGTCGTATGCGACTCCATCGGGTGAGCTAAGAAACAACGACTTCGAAGCCGCCAAGCGTGCCGCGATTAACTCCGCTTGCAAATATCCATTGAGCATGTGTTGCGAGTCCATAACCGACGCGTAGTGCGTAACGCCGCGAGTTTGTTGTGAGCGCTCTTGCGTGAATATATGGATGATCTCGTCAGCGGGTACTCTTATTCGTCCCGATTTGTTTATACCGTACCCTAGATCGTCGTATGGATGCGATGGGCCAGCAAATAGATGATATGCAACAGGGCGATTGAAATTATTGATTTCCACGCCCATGATGATTCGATTACCCGTGTCTTTATTCGTTGTATTATATTCTTCATCAAGAAAGTCCGGTTCGATTAACTGAACCGCGTAACCGTAGTCGTTATCCGCATTTCTAATATGTTTGATCAAAACCTCGCCGTCTCGGATCAGTCCATCGATGACAAGATTTTGTAAATCGATCCAAGAATATTTTCCCGTAACATCGCAAATTCCAGCTCGGCCCCATTCGCGCCAGCGTGATTCAATTATGTCGTTTCCCTGTTGATCAAGCTCGCCGAGAATCTCGTTAGGTCGCGGAATGTTCCGCGCCTTGCTTTGGAAGTGCAGACCGTTTTCTCCGACAACATTCGTGCGGAATATTTGGAGCGCTCTTTGCGCATAAGGTTCGTTTCGGCAAAGCTCACGAGCGCGATCCCGTAGCGTTCTAATGCTGTTTCGTATTTCCTTGTCAGCGCTGGACGAAGGCGATAAGAAGTCCGCCAAAAGCCTTGAAGCTTTGGCGGCCTGATACGACCGAGCGTAAATCGGCTTTTTTATTTGTTTGTTTTCCCGCCACGTTCTGGGATCGTACCAAGCCATTTTTTAAAATCCGTTAAAACGTAATAAAATGTTTTGATCGGTGCGCTGACCCGCTTCCGCTCTTGTTTTGTTGATCTTCGATTTCACTTTGCCCTCGTAAAAATCGAGCTGAGTTCGAACGTCGTCCATGCTTTTTAACGTGTTCGAGCGATCCGAAACCGAATAAGAATCGGTAAGCTTTTGCGCCAACGATTCCAAAGTCGCTTTTAAATAATCGACCATCTTCTCGTCATGATCGCGAGGATCAGCGGTCGATGCCGCAAGGTTCGCTAATACTTCCCAAATGCCCGACGCAATCTCGATTCGCTGATTATCGCTCGATTGAGTTATGAACGCGTTCCAATTGTAAGTTCCCGCGGTCAAGCTTGCGGTGTTAGCGCTTGGAATCTCGATCAGGTATTCGCTTCCACTTTCAGTTGCGGCGAGAGTAAATCCCGTCGAACCCGCGCCTTGTAAACGGGCTTCGTATGAAAGCGCATAGCTCGCCAACGGATAATCGCTTGCGAGATCGTCGCGTTTCCAAACCCATCGATCACCTACCGTGAGAGTTTCAGGTTCGACGTTCGGGTAATTTGCAGAATCAAATAAGTTCGCCATTCACCTTTACCATTTTGTGACAAAGTTTTTTCTTCGACGCGGGACCATTGGTTTCTCTTTTCGAACCTCGCTTAATTTAGAAGCGATTTTGCGGGTATCCGCGTTGAGCGTGTGGAATGCGGCGAGGTTGTAGACGAGTAGATCAAGCGCTTCGTTTCGAGTTCGGATTTTCTTGAATTCGGTTCTTGGGATTCCACGACTGTATCGGGTGACGAGTTTCTCGGATGTAAGTTGTCGGACGAATTCATCATCGGCGAAATCTCCGATATGGAAATATCCTGGGCCGATTTCCGAGTTTCGGAGACGCGTGAAAAGGATTTGTTTGATCGTGTTGACTCCAAGCGGGAAGACATTAACGCGTGCGGCGTTATTCTTACTTGGTCGCCCGACGATGGGCCGATCTGATCCTCCAACGCCTTTCCCGATCCAAACGCCATTTCCGCCCATCGTTTGAGCAAAGCGGTAAACTCGGTCAGGTTCATAACCTGAATCGATAATAGTTCGTATGATTCGGAGATCATTCCCGGACGGATGCTTCCATCCGCGTCGTAAATATCTTGCAAGGTCGTTCCAGACTTTTTCGCCCGTTGGCGCTCCGTAAAAAATCGCAAGATCCAACATCCACAACTCATCCAAATGCCCGTGACCGCATACGAGACATTCGACGCGATCCGATTGAACATCAACGCCAGCGGTGAGTACTGAAATATCTCCGTTCGGAATCTCGTCATCGTATTTTTCAATCCGCGCAAATAAGTCGTGTTCATCGATGTCAACCGCGTCCTCTTCCCATGTTTCGCCGAGCGCGGTATTGATGAAGACGCGAAGCGATTCGGTCCCGTGCGCTTTTGCTTCTAAAAACTCCCTGACAAGCCCCTCTAGGCTTGTCCAGGGTGAGGAAAGCGCGTTCAGCGAGAAACCCGCGATCCCGTGAAAATCTGCGGTCGCGTTCCAGCGTCCGCTTTTGATTTTCTTTTTGCGCTCGATGTCGGTCCAAACGGTTTCGCATTCCTCGCAGATGATCCGCGCCGTTTCGGGTTTGTCTTCGTCCCATTGAACATGCGACCACTTGAGCGCTTGCCAATGACCGCAATCGCATTGAAGTTCGAAAAATCGCTGATCGCTTTGCTCGAAGGCCGCTTCGATTCTTGATGCGCCTTTGATCGTCGGCGTGGAAAACATCGCGATCTTGCGATTGAAATAATTTTGAGTCCTGCGAATGCCGAGACTGACCGGATCGCCTTCGGTTCCCGCTGACGGCGGGAAACGGTCGATTTCGTCCATCAGCAAAACTCGAATCGGTCGAGACGCGAGTGAAGCTGGCGAGTTCGATCCGCTGATTGTCAATCTTGCGCCGTTGAAAAATATCTTTTGAAGAATCGTATTGTCGCCGTCTTTGCTCTTTGGGTCGCCGATCAAATCCTTGAGCGCCTTCGTCGTTTCGATCAATGGCGCGAGTCGATCCGTTGACCACGCCCTTGCCATTTCGAGGGTCGGTTGAAGAACTAAAACCGGACCGTTTGCGTCGTGATGGATGAAATATCCGCATATATTATTTAGGATCTCGGTTTTTCCGACTTGCGATGATGTCATTACGACGATCCGCTCGACCGCGGGATCGTTGAACGCGTCCATAATCTTGCGCTGATATTCGGCGCGTTCGGTTCTCCATTTCCCTGGATTGGGAGAACCGACCGGAAGTATTCGTTCTGTATCGCTCCATTGACTAACCGTTAGCCGCGGCGGCGGCTTCATTATTTCCAGAAGCTCCGAGGCGAGAGATGGTCGATCCAATCTCCGCAAGTGCTTCGCGGCAATGTCCTTCGATAATTTCTTTACAGATTGTCGCATCTGATTCAGTCGCTACGATTCCCGCAATCGAAACAGGCATCGCTAAGATTTTAGTTTTCGCCGCATGAAAAGCGCGTCCGACTTCTTGGAGAACCGCGTCGCGGTCGAGCAAATCGCCTTCGATGATCTGTCGCTCACGCTTGGCGATCAGCGCGTCCTCTTTCATTTTCACGTTGCGCCATTCTGCAAAATCGATTGGCTTGTTTGATTTTTCTTCGGGCAAAACGATCGGACGACCCAACGCCTTTGAGCTAACGATCAAATCAAAAAGCCCGTTTTCATCGCGTTTGATTACGCCTTTTTTTTCGCTTTTTGAAATGTGCGCTTTTGTGAAACCAGTTAGTTTCGCGAGTTGTGATCCGTTGCCTTTCATTAGTTAACCTTGTTAACTCTGCGCCTAAAAAGAAATCGCTGTGCGCAAAACC